GGCCGGCAGTGCGAGCCAGGTTTGACGTTTGCGTTGCTGGATGCGGGCTATACGCCTCATGCCGCGACCTTTTGCTGATTCCAGGCACCCACCGCATCAAATACTCGCGCAGCTTGAGCTTCGTCCAGCGAAACCTCGGCCGGAATAGCGATCCAGCCTGACGCGACTACATGATTCGGGTTGCACTGCGCGAGTAGCGTTTTGTATGTAGTCTCGATTGCATCTGTCAGATGTTCGGCGAGGTAAACGCCTTGAGGCGCTATTTCTACTGACTTGGTGTAGCGGGAGCCCGGGCCATCGACGCAATGAACGCTGAGGTAGACCGTCCAGCGATGCGGGATGTCGCAGACAGCATCTACAACTTTGCGGCCTGCGACGTTCTTGCAGTTTGCCCAGTTGATCAGCCCTTGGCGGCCGCTGGGGTCGATGTTCACCACAGCAACGTGGCTTGAACTCAGCAGTGCACGGCAGGATCGTTCGATACGAGTGCGGATGTTGTGAGGCTTACGCTTACTCATAAGGCCTCCGTGAGTCGTCGCAGCATCTTGCGCTCAGCGTGGGTTGGCGAAATGCGGCGGCGCTTCAGGATGGTGTCGGGGTCAATCTTGTCGGAGCGGGCCGGGAACACAGGCTTGAATGCGAAGCCGCGCGCTTGAGTGATCTGCCCGCCAGAATTGAAGAAGGCCGCTTTTGCGGCCTCCAGCTGGGCTTGGCGTTGGGTGCTTGCGAGGATTTGGTTGTCGATCATGCAGCCTTACTCCGCAGTTTCTCCTCGTACCCGTCCACCAAAAGCTTGAACTGCCAAAGATCGGCTTCGAGCTTTTCGATATAATCATCGTCGCGCTTGAACTCCTGCCACCAAAGTTGGCGTCCGACCACTTTCAGGTCAGGGCAATACATCCCGATATGCCACCACTTTCGGCCAGTGATCCACATACAGCCTTGCACTTGGTCCATTATTTCGCTGGCATCGTTGTCGATGTGGAATGAGCGAAGTTTTTCGGGGGCGAGGAAGCACTTGTACTCGGCGCCGCCATCATCACCAATGAAACCGTCAGCACTTGCGCCAAACACGCCGTCGTCCGTTTTGACCAATCCAACTTGAGTCACGATTAAACCGGTTTGTATTTCATGCTCCATTCGGGCTTCAGGTTCGAGTTCGTGGCCTCGGCGCATTTGCCACGTTTCAAAACCGTTATCCAGAGGCTTGCCGCCGATACGCTCAACTGCGAGACGGAAGGCGTAATCAAGAGCCTTTGCAGTCGGCTCGCCTTTATTGGGGCCCGATTTGAGTCGGGCGCGAGCATCACCGAACATGCTTGCGGTAATGACTCCGGCCCGTTCTTGGTGCCAGGCTTCTGAGCCTTGAGTGCAATTGACGATGATCATTCGTTCACCTCTTCAAATTCGACTTCTTCTTCAGCAGGCAAGACTTCCTCTGCCGGTTCTGGATCAGCTTTCACCGCAGCGGTTTTCAACTCAGTGCCACGGGCAGTTACTGCGGCCTTAAGCGCGTCGTACGAAGCTGTGTCTTTGACCTCATTGATTGCCGCGACTCCAGCCTTCCAAACTTCAGTCAGCGCCTCTGGCGTTACAGCCGCGTTTGCTTGAGCAACCCAGTGTGCCGCCAGTTCAGCGTTGTGCGGGGCGGGGGTGGGCTTTTGGCTATTGGGGTGAAAGGATTCCTGTGGTCTTAGCTCTTCAGGCAAGTCCTCGATGTCCTGCGTGAATATGTCCGAAGCGGCAGTGACGTTGAGTGTCATTGCGATCATGGCGCGCTTGCAGGCCATTTTGAGGATGGTGTTGGCCAGGTCTGCTGGTTCGGTGCGGATCTGGTCGGCCGTATTGCCGTTTTTGTAGTATTTCTTACGGCGCAGATTCTCCGGAGTGGCGTCCAATTCCGCTCTGCAGATGACGCTGCGCCACTTGTACTTCTCTTCGCTGGACGAGCATTCGCCTACGCCTTCGCCGAGGGCGACGCCGGTCATCTGGTGACGACCAACACAAGTGACCCGGTAGCGTGCTACGGCTGGGCCGGATAGATCTTCAATTCGGTATTCCTGCGCAACCCGGAACGTCACACAGAGCACCTCTGCACCCGGCTTGTACAGGGTTGGCTTCTGGGTGCCTGGGATGGTGCCGTAGTGCGTTTCCCGCTTCATGATGCCTTGCATCACTTCCTGTACCAGGTTTACTCGCTGGCGAATTTCAACTGCCGAGAAGCGATGCACCTCTGCAGCGGTTAGGCCGGCACTTTCACGCGTTGGCATTTGGATGATTTCGTTCATGACGACCTCAGTAAGTGATGGCGATGGCTGGAATCTTGCGCTGAGCAATCAAGGTGACTGCCTGTTTCGCGCATTCCACGGGCATACCGCCGGCGATAAATGCGTCCAGCGCGGCGCGGTTGATCTTTGCTTTGTGCGCCTTGTCCGCCTCCCGCGCGGCGGCTTGGCGGTTGATCTCGTCGGCAGCGGCATTTGCCCGAGCGATCTCTGCGAGTCTCGCTCGCTCAGCGGCTTCGGCTTGGCGGCGGTCCGAGTTAATGCGCTCTTGTTCTGCACGCTGTTCAGCAGCGACTCGGTCGGCTTCGGCCTGAGCTATCGCTTGCTTATGTCGCAGCTCGTCGTCGATCTTCTGTTGCGCGGCGCGCTGCTCCGACTCGATCTTTTCCCGCGCTGCCTGGGCGGCGGCGCGCTCCGATTGCTCAGCAGCCAGCTTCAATTCCAGCTCCCGGCTATCAGCGGCGGCTTTTGCTTCGGCTTCACGCCTGGCTGCGGCATCACGTTCTGCCTGTGCACGCTGCTCGGCTTCGCGGCGGGCGCGCTCCTCAGCTTCCCGGGCGATTTGGGCGTCACGCTCGCGCTGGGCCTGCGCTTCTGTTTCGGCGCGCAGCCTCACCAGTTCCGCCTGCTCGGCTTCGTATTTCTGGCGGGCGGCGAGGATGGCGCGCAGCTTGTCCAGAACCTGATCCTTGGTGCGGGCAGCTTCAGCCTCGAACTCTTCCCAGTGCTCGCCCATCTTCACCGCCTCAACCGAGGCGATAGACTCAAGCAGTACCGCGGCGGTGACGTCCGACAGATCCAGGGCAAAATCCGCAATTGCCTGTACGGCATCGACGTGCCGATCCTTGCGAGCCTGCTCTGCGGCTTCCCAGTCAGTCAGCGGCTTGCGAACTTCCTCTTGCCACGCGCTCAGCAGCTCACGAACGCGCTTGCGCTCGGCGTCGATCTTCCTCGGTACATCCTTCAGCTCTGCAACAAGTTCTTTGCCCAGGCTGTCGAGTTTCGTTTTTGATCCCGCCAGGCTGTAAGCAATCGAGCGATACGCGTCTTGGCCCTTTTTGGTTTTAACGTCAGGTGCCGAGGCGTTGAACTTGTCGATTTCTTCCCGGACGCTTTGTAGGTACGGGTCGAGGCCGTTGGGGGCGCTGAATACTGCCAGGGCTACTTCTTTAGCTGGCAGGATCGCCAGTTGCTGTTCTGCGGACATAAGGAATCCCTGCCGCGATGCTCGCAGCGGTAAAAAGTTGGGGTTATTGAGCTTTGGCGAATGCCTGAGCCATTGCGGTAGGCTGGACGGCTTGTTTAATGGCCTTCTCGGCGGCGACACATTCAGCGTGGTCAAACCATCCGAAATGGCACTTGCCGACCTCAATACCCATTTGGCTGGCCAGCCATTGATAGGCGAGCGTCCGGGTTAGGCCCGCCTTTCGCATATGGTCGTGAAAGGCGGTCTTGCTGCGATTACGGACTGCCCGGAGCTTGTCGTCAGCGAGTGTTCCGAGAGGAATGTCCGTGTCCGGGTGCAGGCCTACATATGCCCGGCAGCCATCACAGAGATAGGCATAGGGCCAATCCCCGTAGCTGCGCCCGTTGTAGATTTCAGAGTTGCACACCAGGCGCACTTCGCCATTGCAGTAGCGGCAGCTTGCTGGAGCAGGGATTGGATTTTTGACGCGTTTAAGTGCGCGGCGACTGACGTGAGGCAGCGGAGCGGGCGCAGCAATGCGCTCGGGGGCGTTAGCCCGAGGATCGATTGGCATGGTGGGTGACCTATTGGGTGATTCGATCAGCGAAAGCGCTGAGCAGCATCAAGACGGTGAAGATGGCAAGGGCAGGGAATGAACCGCGCCACAGCAGCTAGCGGCGCTGGCGTTGGCGGTTGGTCACGCTGCATCTGCCTTACCCTGCTCGAACCGACCCGCCGCAGCGTCTACCGCCAACTCTTCGGCGCGAGCTTCGCCGTATGCGTTGGCCCAAGGCCGAATCAGGGCCTCTGCAACATCGTGCAAGGCAGTTGGGTGGTGCTTGACCTTGGGCGTACCGAGAGCAGAGCAAGCAAGGTCGTAGGCCTTGCCGTGAACGCGGCGCCCGCCTGCAACGATCTCGCAAATCATCTGCTCAATCGGATATTCGCGGTTGTCGGTCAGCAGTGGGGCAATTTGTTCCTGAGCGCCCAGGTGTTCCGCTAATGCCTCGTACAGCGATTGCGGTGTGACCAGAGCAACCGACTTGCCGAAAAGGCGCGGGGCGGTGACGTTATCGCCACAGATCAGGGTGTTGATTGCATCGTGAAGCCAGTCCGGGCCTTCGACGGTATCGAGAAAGTCAGGCATTGCAGCTACTCCTGCTCAAGTTTGCGTGCATAAGCGCAGGCGGCGTTGTGGTCACGCCGGAAGCCCTTCACCTTGTTGGTGCGGGCATCGACGATGTGAAAAAACTCGCCGCTCACCGGGATCACCCGGTAGCGCGGGGCGCTTTTAGGCTGGGTGGAGCCGACCAGTCCGAGGCTGATCGCTACAGACATGTTTCGGCGCTGGTGCATTGCAAGCGCTACATCACAGTAAGCACGGTGACTTGGGTTCATGGTCGCCTCCAGGGTGGCGCTTGGTTGGTTTCCCTCTGCCACCGATGCGGTGGCAGAAGTGAAAAAGCCCGTTATGCAGGAACTCGGCAAACATGCTGATCACCGATTGTTATTGAGCCCCGATCAGTGACCGCCACGCGGCTTGTATGGCCGGGGAGACCAGGCCAGCCCGGGTGCGCTTTGAACTCGATGATTTTTCCGATGCGTTCATTAAGGCCGACGTACATCAGGTCGCCGACTTTGATTTTGCTGCCGAGTTTGGTGGTGATGTTCATGTCGTATTCCTGTGAGGGTTGTTTTCCCAATGCACCCGGCTGCCCAGGTGCATCAGTGAAAAATCCCATCCCATTACCGCTGGATTGAGCGGGGCGCATTGCTTGCCGGGTCGTTCACTCGGTTATGGCGTCTCGCCATCGATCAGCCGTACAGGGTGTTCCTGTCGTGGGCGGGCTATCTGACCCGTCTAATCGCCGGTCGCCGGCAGAGGCAATGCGGTCTATTGGTATTTCGTTTCTTGCGCTGGCTGTTAAAGAGCGGATCGCTGCGGTGTGTTGCTGCGATGGATTGATATTGCCGCCGGAGATACATTAAGTCAATGCCGGCGGAGATATATTTTACGAGGGATGAAAAAAAACCCGCACTAGGCGGGCTCTTTTGATCGTGAAACGTCAGTCAGCAATAGGTGGGTACTTGCCGCTCACTGAATCCCTATAAATAATCTCACTGAACAATCTGGGGCCGTCACGCATAGCGACCAGTGCTTGCCTGGCCTCTTCCTTGGTTTCAAATGGACCTGCACCTACCGCGTGGCCGATCATCGAGACTACTGGCAAACCGGTCGCTGTAATAGCCTCTATGGTGCGCCGCTGCTCTTCATCATCGCGACAGGCAGTTGATGCCACCCATCCGTTTTTAAGGCGCGGGGCGGAGACCCCATCAACCTCTGCCCCGCAGTGCTTGCACTTAATAGCTGCATTCTTGATGGTTTCAGCGCAAAGAGGACAGTGGCGAGTATCGTGTTCTGCAGTCTCTGCGCGGCTTGGTGGCGAGCCTTTACCTCCCAGTAACATCATCACCAGACCGGCCAGCGCTATCATCCCACCCACAATCGTATGCACCTGGCGGTCAGCCATAAGCCCAAGGTTGTTGACTCTTCCCATGCCGGTCGATACAGACACATCCATGCTCAGCGCAAATATCACCCAGCAGATGCCCACTATCAGGGCAAACGTACCAAAGCCTTTCATTGAATCCCCCTAAATTAAGCCCGGACTTTACCATTCGTGGCGTGCGGCCACCATTGAATGGCAGGGATGGGCCGCTATGGCACTTCCGCCGCCAAGGAAGGCTCAGGGGAGTACTGCAATCGCCAGGGCCAGTTGCGTGTCTGACATCAGCGGCGTTGCGCTGGTCGAGCGGTAGTATCGAGAGGCCTGCTCAAACTGGGCCCCGCGAATCTCTCCGTCCGAACCAATGAACGCCAGGGCGTCGGTCTTGGCTGACTTGAAAACCTCTGGCGGCTCGGTCGTGAGAGACGTGGTAGCCCCAATTAAAAGGGTCGGCGCGCAAATGGTCAGAAATATCGCGGCGGCGATAGGGTTGGCGCCATCGCCCGATACGGCCGGTGTGCTAACTGACAGCAGCAGGGCGAGCGCCAGTGTCTTCCATGGGTCCATTCTTCGATGCTTCCATTGCGATCTGAGAACGCTACCTTAACAGGGCAGGGGATCGCCAGATACAAGAAGCCCGGCGCTGGGCCGGGCTTACTCACTACATAATCGTTCCTGGCGGCGCCAGGGTGATTTCTAGTCCGCCACAATCAAGCTTTTCCCCATCGGCTATTACGGAAACAGTGAGCTTGCCAGGCCTCTCAACTTGGAAGGGAGATAGAATCGCCATGAGCTGAACGGTAAAAAAAGATGCAGGCTCGGCACGGTCTGGTGCGTGAGCCATGATTTCCTCAATCTGATGCTTGGATAGTCCCATTTTGAAAATTTCAACGTCATTGAAATTTCCAGCTACCGTGATCTCCTCAAAATTCCTACCCTTGGGGGTTACTAAGCTTAGAGCCAGGCATATTTTGGGGAGGACGCACGGTATTTCTGAGGCAGCAAGCTGGCCCGTATAGATTCCCACCATCGTTGTTTTTCCGCCGACTTCCTGCCTGATGTCGTCGCAGAAAATTGCGTGCGCGTAGCGATTCATTTCACGTCCTTTTGAGAGTTTAGAGCGGCTTGACGCTCCAAGGCATCACTCAATACATCAAGTGAAACGCCAAGAGCAGCACTCAGCCTCCGGCAGGTAGAAATGACGGGGTCATGTCTACCACTTTCGATTTTAGCAATTTGAGGTTGGCTCGTTTCAATGGCGGCAGCTAACTGCTTTTGTGTCATGCCCGCACGAAGACGGATTGTGCGAACTGTGACGCCTTCGTCAGCGTAAAAGCTTTCAGCTACCCAAGTTCGCGCCTCCTCAAAGCCTGCGGCGTGAACTGGATCGGCATCGAGTTCAGCCATGAACGCATCATAGGCAGTGTGCTGAGTAGCAGCATCTGATCTATGAACGGGCAGGTTGAACTTCAGTATTACAGGCGTTTGTCCGGACGCGGACTTACCTGGCCTACCAAGAAAACTCTTCGAGAGCTCTGCAGGAAGCGAAAATACGTCTAGAGACTGGATGGTCGATGTCATAATCGAAGTCTTTCTCAACAAGTGCCAGAACGAAATATTGCTTTTTTTGTGGAAGGAACGCGTAAACAAGGCGGTATTCAAGACCTTTCTCAACCAGAGAAAAATCTCGCAGCCGCCATAGGTTCAACCCTTTGTTCTGCGCCTCGATCCACATCTTCACATTGAAGAAAGCATCCTTTTTTGGCTTATTTGGCCATGCCCCATAATTTTGCTGGGATAGCCGGTCCAACAGATTCTGATTGGTACGAAGCTCCTCAATCAGTTCGCGCGTTCGATAGACCGCACGTGGCTCTATCGCCAAAATCCGCTTTAGGTCGATGAGCAAATCGTTGTGGGGAATCAGTTCGTACACTATATCGACCTGGGTATATTTCATCAAGTTCATTCCATTGCCTTGGCGATCAACGTCCCTGGCAAGCTATGAGTTTCACGTGCTAATTACAAAGCCTTAACACCTCCTGCAGTCCAGTCCTACACCCGCACAATCCTTCCCGCCTTCACCTCGTCCGCATACCCCGCCAGCCGATCCTCCCCAGCATGAAACACAGTGCACATCTTCAGTGCCGCCTGCGCATCCGCCTCATTCCCGGACTGACTCAACCAGTCAGTGATCCGCCCCAAATTGACAGCCGACCACTTCAGGTCTGAGGCGATGCCCTGTAGGTAGCGCTTGAGGTCTTGGCTTGGCTTGGCTTGGTGAGGGGCATGAGGAGGGCTCCTAAAGGTCGCTATAAGCTTCCAAGATCAAAGATTTCCGAGGACTTTGCTGGGTGCAAGAATATTCCCTACGTAGTGGATTTTCTCAATGTCCTCCCAGGGTATTGATCGGCGCTCCCCGTAAGTAGAGTTTACGGACATTAGGCTTACTGAGTCTTTAGTCTCAAAGAGCAGCTCTTTGACCATGCTCTGCCCGTCAATAGTTGTAACCATCACATACTCTCCGGGCACCAGTCGGTGATTCGGCTCGCAGACGGCAATCCAACCGTTGCGTATCGCGGGAGCCATAGAGTCGCCCTTCAGGCGCAGAGCATAGGCATCTTCGTCCTTGGAGTAGGTTTCTACCCAGCCTTCATTTCCGTCAATGCCACACCAGTACCCATCAGGCCCCATTTGAGCTGTTCCTACTATTATGATCTTTCGGGGCGCACTAGTGATTTTAGGGCCTTGCTCTACGTTTGATGGCTCGGGCGGCGCAGAAGGACCTGAGGTGGCAGCCTTCGCTAGCTTTGATATTTCCTCCGCAAGCCTTGGACTGAATGTCTCCACAGGCTGGGAGATCAGGCCTGCAACAACACTGGCGACCTTTATGTTTAGAGCGTTGTAGCCATTCAGGTATGAGCTGACAGACCCCTGATTAATCCCGAGAGCATCTGCAATCTTTCCTTGAGTAAGGCTGTCACGGCGGGGCTTGCCTTCATTGAATGCATCGATAGCTGCTTTGAGCGCCAGGCACTCAGCTTTTTCCCAATCTTCGAGTTCGCGCTTTTTCATGCGCTGATTATTCCTTGCGGCAATATTTAATCAATCGCCGCCGGGGTTGATTAATAAATCTCCGGCGGCGATACTTGTCATACTCAAAGCACAGGAGATCGGCTAAATGAGCCGTACAACTCTTCAGGAGTTCGCCCGTCTGCATGGGCAAACAAGAGCTGCAAGCCTTCTAGGTCTTTCCCAGGGCTCACTCAATAAAGCCCTGCGTGTCGGTAGAGATATTTACGTCACTGAGGTGGAAAGCGGTGTTTTCACCGCAGAAGAGCTTCGCCCGTTTCCTTCTCAGAATCAGGCTCGAAAAACCGCCGCCTAACCCAACCCAATAGCAAGGAGCTTTACCAATGCCCGAAGAACCACGCTTAAACCACAAACACGTAAATCAGACCAAGGTGCTGCTCGACGATGAATACGAGCAATGGCTTCAGTGCGCGGCCCGCATTCATCGCACTCCAAAGGCAGTGCTTGCCCGAGAGATCTTGAAGTCTTGGCTTCTTGAATCTGTTGACGATTTTAAGCGCGACAGCCGCGTGGCCTGAAGCGATTCCGTAAGGACCGCGTAGGGACTGGAGAGCGTATGCCAGATGAACACAACGGCATTGACCTGGAGTCGCTGCTGGACGGTGATGAGCTTGAGCAGTTGAAGGCTGAAGCAGAGCGGAGAGGGGTAAGCCCTGAGCAGTTGGCCAAGATCGGAATTCAGCAGCAGATAGCTCAGCGCACGAAGCCGAAAGCCATGACCGGGAAGGTCCAAGCGTTCCGAAGAAAAGACTGATTTACCAAATTTCAGACACAAAAAAGCCGACGGTCGAGGTCGGCTCATTGCTAAATCTGCGAGGCAATAATGAATCCACAGATCACTCCCGTCAATACCCCTTCACGTGTCGCGACGCGTTTTGCCGAAACTGAAAACGTGTCGCGCACTAACTCTAGTTTTCAGGGAGTCACGCAATGACCTCTGAAAACATCATCCAGCTCAACAGCAGCAGGGGATTCACCCGGATGGACAATAGCCTCATGGAGGCTTTGGCTACGGTTGACCTGCCAGCGCGCGAACTGCGCGTTCTCATGGCCATTGCAAGACAGACCATCGGCTATCAACTTGAAACCAAACGCCTGACTGCTGATGAGATCGGCAAGTTCACCAACATGCGCCGCGACGTGACCTCGAAAGCGATTAGTCATCTACTCGAGCGCCGGATCATTTACCGGATTGGTGGAAGCCGTGGTGATATCGGCATTTCGCCTATCCGCGAATGGTCTTTCTACGAAGAAAAAGCACCATGTCTCACTGAGACCAAAACGTCTCACTCAGACAATATCGTCTCACTGAGACCTGATGCGAGTGAGACCAAAACGGCAACTAGCCATCTTTATACAAAGAAAGAACCCCTATTAACTCTTTCTTCGAAAGAGATTAATCCGCCCCAAGAGCAACCGAAACCAGCGAAGCCTGATCGCAAAGCTGCGTTCGGCATGGCTCAGCTGCTCGCCGACAACCCGCACAACGTCCCGGAGCAATTGCTGGCCGACTGGCTGACCCAGCGAAAGGCCAAGCGCGCCGCTGTGACCGCCACCGTCTGGTCAACCGTGAACACCGAGCTGGCCAAGTGCGCAGAGGCTGGTATCACGGCAGCCGACGCGATCACCGAAGCGCTGAACTCTGGCTGGCAAGGATTCAAGGCCTCTTGGGTTATCAAGCGCCTGGCAGAATCTGCCCCCGCTCCAGTCGCCCAGTCCCGCCACACCGGTTTCGATGAGCGCGACTACACCGCTGGCCTGATCCAGCGCGAGGATGGTTCCTATGCGATCTGAACCTATTCAACCAGCCAGCGACTTGCCCCTCGGCACCCGAATGCAGCCAGCCGAGTGCGAAACTCACGGGGCTTACGAGCAGAAAATTTTCCCTTTGCTTGGCAAGGAACTGAAAAGCGGCTGCCCTGAGTGCGGTCGTGCCATTCGCGAGAAATCCGAAGCCGTCGAACTGGCCAACAAGGCGATGGAGCTCCGCGCGACCATGGAGCGCAAGCTTGGTGCTGCGCTGATCCCGAAGCGTTTCGCAGGAAAGACTCTGGACGGTTACGTCGCCACCACTGCGGAGCAGCGCAAGGCTCTGAACACATGCCGTCGGTATGCCGCGGAGTTCTCGCAAATCTCCGAATCAGGTCGCTGCCTGTTGTTGCTGGGCAAGCCCGGTACCGGCAAGACGCACCTGTCCGTGGGCATTGCCAACGAAATCATGGCCAAGTCGAGCGCCACTGCCGTTTACCGAACAATCGGCTCGGTTCTGCAGGCCATCCGTGCCACCTACGACCGTACCAATGAGCAGAGCGAAAGCCAGATTCTGTCGAGTCTTGTCAGCCCTTCGTTGCTCATCCTGGACGAGATCGGCGTCAGCAAGGAGAAGCCCAGCGACTTCGAGCTGACCACGCTGTTCGCAATCATCAACGGCCGGTACGAAGAGATGCGGCCGACGGTGATTGTTTCAAATTTGGACGGCCAGTCGCTGCCAGCTGCAATCGGCGAGCGCTGCATTGATCGTCTGCGGGAGGGCGGGGTGATCGTCATCCCGTTTGAGTGGGAATCACAACGTGGCAAGGAAGGTTTCTGATGGCTGATGACGTCGATTTTGCAGATGAACGCATTGAAAAGGAACTGGCCTCAGCCCTTGCCGCCCGGGTGGTGTATGCCGGCGAAAGCGCTCATGAGTGCGAGTGTGGCGAAGTAATTTCAGAAGGGCGTCGCGCTGCGGTACCGGGTGTTCAGGACTGCATTACCTGCGCTGAGCGTGCCGCATTGCAACTGCGAGGTGTTCGCCGTGGCTGATCATTCTGAGTTGAAGAAGCTGGCTGAGTCGCTGAATCGCGCTATCGAGCAGGCCGAACACAAGCCGGGGCAATGGGCTGAGACAGCTCAAAGCATGGGTGGCATCTGCTGCGCTGGCGAGCCGTTTCAAATTGGTAAACCTCGGGCCAAGGAAGATCCGTGGGCTCACTTCAGCTACAAGCGCGACTCATGGCTGGCAGTTGCTGCCGTCAATGCATTGCCGCAGTTAATGGCCCTGACCGTCGAAGTCGAGCGTCTGCGTACAGCAGAAGGCGATGCCATGACCTACAAAGCAGGGATGGAGAACGTCGCTCAGCAACGTGACCAGCTCAAGGCCGAGAACGCTGGCCTCAAGACCGGCTACGAGGCCTACGAGCAGGTTAATGCGGGGTTGAAGGCTGATGTGGAGTGGCTGCGCAAGGATTCTGAATCCTATCGCTTATTGAGCTTCTGCCATGGGCAGGGAACGCTGGAGCTGGTCCGGTCTCACCATGAACTGTGCGCTGAGATTCGTCGCTTGAAAATCCTCGCTGGCGAGCCAGTACCGCAAACTCCCGAAGAGTTCGTTGGACCAAGCCCCGAAGGTCCGACGGCGCGCATCCGCCGCAAGCTGGACGCCCTGGGCCAGGGAGAGCAGTCATGAGCGAGAAGATACGCCTCAACTCCCTGGCCGAACTGTCCGCCCTGCAAGCCGCCATCCGCAAGAAGGGCTTCCCTTGCAACGTGGCGATCACCGGGGCCAGCCGGAGCCTTCCGCAGAATGCCCTGTTCCACAAGTGGTGCGAGTGCGCCGCCCAGTTCTTCGTGTCCATGGGCAAGACCACGTTCGCCACCGGTGCGCCGATGAACATGCCGAACATGAAGCGCAACCTGAAGCTGACCTTCCTGGGCGAAGAGGTTATCCGTGACATCAACCTCAAGACTGGCGAAGTCACCGAGCGTTACGAACTCAAGCACACCAGCGATCTGGACAAGGGCGCCATGCACTCGTTTATGACCTGCATTGACGCCTGGGCTGCTGAACACGGGATCTACCTGCCGCATCCCGAGGACAGCGAGTACATGAAGATGCGTTGCAACATGGGGGAGGCGGCATGAAGCGCACCCCACTGCAACGTAAAACCCCGCTCAAGTCTGGTGCACCACGCCGCAAGCGCTGCCCAGAGTGCCGGGTGATGTTCACACCCTCCAGAAGCTCGCAGGCGGTGTGCGGAGAGATCGAGTGCGCCATCGCTCACGGGAAGTCGGAGAAAGGCCAGGAAAGCGCGCGCAAGGCCTTTGCTGATATCGGGCGACGTGACATCAAGGTGCGCAAAGAGGCCCTGAAAAGTCGCGGCGATCACATGCGCGAGGCTCAGCAGGCGTTCAACGAATACATCCGCACCCGTGACCAGGCCGCCGGCCACTTCTGCATCTCCAGCGGCAAGCCTTTGGACTGGAGCGGAAACGCAGTAGATGCAGGGCATTACCGCAGCGTCGGCTCCGCGCCGCACCTGCGCTTCGATGAGCGTAACTGTCATGCCCAGAGCAAGCAGGACAACCGATTCCTCTCCGGCAACGCCGTGGACTACCGGATCGGCCTGATAGCTCGCATTGGCCAGGAGGCCGTCGATGCCCTGGAATCCGACCAGAGCGTGCGCAAGTACACCGTGGATGAGATCAAGGCCATCAAGGCCAAGTACCGGGCAATGACCAAAGAGCTGAAGAAGGGGGAGGCAGCATGAAATTGATCAACGCACGTCAAGCGTGGACTGATGCGCAGCATGAATCGAACGCCTCAATCAGTGCTGCGGCGGCTGATCGGGCCAAGTCCGCAACCGTAGTAAGGAAGGAAAAGGCAGCACTGCGCGAGATCATCTTCGCTGCCCAGGGCGATGACAAGGAAGAGCGCATCATGGCTGTGCGCCAGAAGATCAGCATTGCCGAAACGCGGCGCGCACCGATTGGCCGCTCCACACACCGCGCGGCTCACCTTCTCACCATGGGGAAGGTGCAGAAGGCGATCGAGTCGCTGCCGTTCCAGGTGCAGCAGCTGGGGCACTACCTCTACCACCCGTGCATGACCGTCGTGCACATGCTCAACGCCGAAAAGCTGATTTGGTCGGACACGGACTTTGGCGCGCTCACTGACGCCAAGGCAGCGAAGGTTCACTGCCTAATCACCTGCGCCCTGCAGTCCTACAAGGTGGAGGTGAGCGGCGGTGACGCGTGGGGGCCGGCCCGAGTATCTGACGCCATGAAGAAGCTGTATGGGATCACTATCGAGCCCAAGCACTGGGATCGTGACTGGATCGAGATCTGGAATTTCCTGAGGAAAGCAATCTCGGAAGTGGATATTCAGGCTCAGGAGCCTGTTTGGCAGGTGATCCACGCGGAAAACTCAGAGGATGCCGCATAAAAGTGTTGCTATGGTGGGGAATTCGATGTACTTTTCCCACACTGCGCAACTTACCTCCAGCGCACGACCACTTCAGAGCCTCGCCAACGTGCGGGGCTTTTTGTTTATGCGCTGCCGGGTTTCGGTCGCAGCGCACCTATTCAGGGCCTCGACATTGATCGGGGCCTTTTCGTTTTCGGCCCCCCACACCCATAGCTATGAGCTGGGAGTGCTGCTGGGGCTGACCTATTTCAAACATGCCCCACGGAGTCGAGCGCATGGAGTATCTGCAGCGCCTGCTCGACAAGATCGACAGGTTCGAATTGTTGATTGCGGGCCTCATTGGGGCCGTTGTTGCGAGCTGGTGGCACAAGGACGACCTGAACGACTGGCGCGCCTGGATGATCTTCCTCATCACGGGCATGGCCTGCTCGATCTACCTCACGAGCATGGTCAGCACCTACCTGGGAGTGACCGAGCCGAAGATAGTTGCCGGCATCGGCTTCCTGCTGGGCGCATTCGGCGGCTCGCTCCTGGCAGCCATCAATCGAGCCATCAAATCCGCTGACCTCTGGGCGCTTATTCGCCAGCGGTTCGGGGGAGGCAATCCACCATGACTCTTGAACTGATCAACTCCATCGCCTGCGGCCTTATCGCGCTGTGGGCGGCCTGGTGCGTACTGAGCGGGAAGGTGAGGGACGGCATCCTCGGCAAGCTGATCTACTCGGCCATTGCCATAAGCGGCTTTGTCGTCATGGCGCGCAGCCAGAACATCTTCTTCGGCCCGAGCACCGCAGGTCTGACGCTGCATGTTGCCCTGGCCCTGGCCGGTGCCCGCCACATATTCATGGTCACGTACTGGCAGCGTGTGAAGGTCTGGCTGTGCCGGACGCTGAACTGTGAGCACTGCCTGCATTGTGACAAGGCGCCAGGTGGTGTCGAGCGCCGGGGTAAGTAACAGACACGCTTCACCCACAATCAGCCTGTGCGCAGGCCGGAGGCTTTATGAGTACTGAATACCAAGTTCGCCCGGTGACCCGATACATCGTCACTTGCTACACCCAGGAGTCGCCAAGCGACAGCGGAGGGTGTGGCGCGTCTTCCACCACTGTCGGTGAGTTCAGCAATTCTCAGCAGGCCGAAAGCGTTGCTGATGCAATGGTCGCCAGGGATTCTGCGGCGGGCATCAAATCGCACCGTACCCGCCACGGGCTGACGCTCGGTGAGGTGATCTCCGGCCAGCGCGTCGGGTAACAGTAATCCGCGCCACGTTTTCGAATGCGCCAGATCGTGGCGCGCAATCATGAGGAATCGGCATGTCCCAAGAATACATTGGCACCAAGCAGATCACCGGCTGGCCATTCCCGAAAGATGGGGAGGAAGGCTACAAGGTTCAGTATGAAGACGGCTACACCAGTTGGAGTCCGAAGGATGTCTTCGAGAAGGCCTACATCGGGATCGGACAAGTTAAGCAACTTCCGCCGCACGTCCGGCGGATGATCGGCGAAAAGGCGCAGAACGACGATCGCCTGGCGAAGCTGACCGCCTTCATCAAAACCCCGGGCTTTCGCGAGTTGAGCGCCAAGTCGCAAGAGTTGCTGACGACTCAAGCCCGCGCCATGGGTGAGCTGTCCGAAATTCTGGCCGAGCGCATCGCTCTCTGAGGAACGCATGAGCAACGTAACCCGCCTGCGCCATGTGCTGCCAATGAGCCCGGACGTCAATGCTGCGGTAAGCGCTCTGGACAAGGCCATTGCCCATGCGGTGGATGCCGCCAAGGCTGCCGGATTGCCTCAAGGCCTGGTCGTTGGATTGCTCCACGGCCACGCACATGCACAAACCCATCAGATGGTGATCGAATGACCGTCAAGGTTCTGGAGTTCAAGCGCCCCGGCGATCCTCACTCATCCGGTGAAGCCATCTGCGCCCACTGCAAGCATGAATGGGTTGCTGTAGCGCCGGCTGGCCAGCGGAATCTTGAGTGCCCGGCCTGTAGTTCGCACCGAGGCGTATTCAAGTGGCCCTATGGTCCGTCTGAAGGCGATGAGGGCTACCAGTGCAATTGCGGCTCCGAAGACTTCTTCATCATGCGCCGGGGCAAGCAGGCCAATGGCGCGGTGTACTGCCGTGGGTGTGGCACTGAGGCAGTTGGCTGGTTTGAGTAGGAGAGATCGTGGACAGACCATACCCGCCGACGTCACTGCTGGAGCTGTCTGAGCTATCCGACTTCGGTATCCGCCTGACCCCCGCACCTGAAGTGTGGGAATGGCTCCAAGCCGAGATCCTTGCCGACACAGGCAGCATCCACAACGAAGACCATGCTCACCTACTGGATGCAGACATCAGGATCATGTGGGCGTCGTCGAGCTTCAACAAACAGGGCCGCACAGTCCTGGGCCAGGCCGAACAGGTAGCGTTCCGCGCCGGCGGCTGGCAGAAAGCGCGTATGGAGCAGCAGATGCGTGATTGGTTCGGCGAGGTGCCGGCGTTCATCATCACCTTGGCTGCTGACTACTGCGCCCAATGCAGCGACCTTGAGTTCTGCGCCCTCATCGAGCACGAGCTTTATCACCTGGCTCACGCGACCGACAAGTACGGTCAACCAGCATTCACCCAAGACGGTGCACCGAAGATCAAGCTGCAGGGCCACGACGTGGAAGAGTTCGTTGGTGTTGTCCGCCGCTATGGCGCAAGCCATGAAGTTCAAGCGATGGTGGATGCTGCAAACAAGCCCGCCGAGGTGGGTAAATTGAACATATCGAGGGCCTGCGGAACCTGTCTGCTCAAGTCGGCCTGAGGTTAGACAGCAATAGACGGAATCCAAACCTATGGCAGCCCTGAGCAGCGAGGTGAAGGCCTTTATCGTTCAGGCACTCGCCTGCTTCGATACACCCTCCCAGGTGGCCGAGGCCGTCAAGCGTGAATTCAGTGTCGAAGTGAGCCGCCAACAGGTGGAATCGCACGACCCTACGAAGCGATGCAGTAAGACCCTGGCCAAGCGCTGGGTGGAAATGTTTCACGATGCCCGTAAGCGCTTTCGTGAAGAGACGGTAGAGATACCGATCGCCAACCGTGCCTATCGACTGCGCGCTCTTGGTCGTATGGCCGAGAAAGCCGAGAACATGAAGAACATGGCGCTGACTGCTCAGCTACTGGAGCAGGCCGCTAAGGAAGTCGGCGACGTGTACGTCAACCGGCAGACCAAGAATGAAAACCCCCACGAGAATTTGGCGCCAACCCGGGTGCAGGTCGACGTAGTGGATGCGAGGAAGCCTGATGCCGACGCTTAACGTTCCTCAGGCCCAGTTCCTGGCAATGCCTCAGAAGTTCCGTGCATTCGTTGCAGGGTTCGGATCGGGGAAGACGTGGGTTGGCTGCGCAGGTCTGTGCCAGCACGTGTGGGAATGGCCAAGGATCAACGCTGGTTACTTCGCCCCTACTTACCCTCAGATCCGCGACATCTTCTTTCCGACAATCGAGGAAGTTGCGTTCGACTGGGGGCTCAAAATCAAGATCAAGGAGTCCGACAAAGAAGTCGACTTCTATGCCGGCGGCCAGTACCGCAACACGGTTATCTGCCGGTCGATGGAAAAGCCTGCGACCATCGTCGGCTTCAAGATCGGCCACGCCCTGGTCGATGAGCTCGACGTGATGGCCAAACTCAAGGCTGAGCAAGCCTGGCGCAAGATCATTGCCCGGATGCGCTACAAAGTGCCCGGGCTAAAGAATGGCGTTGATGTGGCCACAACACCGGAAGGGTTCAAGTTCACGTACCAGCAGTTCGTTAAGCAACTGAGCGAGAAGCCAGAGCTAAAAACCTTGTATGGCATGGTGCAAGCCAGCACCTACGACAACGAACTCAACCTGCCGGACGACTACATCTCATCGTTGGTGGGTTCATATCCGCCTCAGCTGATTAGTGCATACCTGCGTGGCAAGTTCGTCAACTTGACATCGGGGGCGGTCTACCCCGACTTCAGCCGCACACTTAACCATACCAATGAAGTCGAGCGCGCATATGAGCCTCTTTTGGTTGGGATGGACTTTAACCGCCTGAAAATGAGCTCAGTCATTTACGTCTTGCGTGACGGCCTTCCCCAGGCGGTGGCCGAGATCACTGACGGGCGAGATACGCCGTACATGGCGGACCTGCTGAAGCGCAAATATGCCGACAAGGGTCACCCGATCCAGATATTCCCCGACGCCTCTGGTGCCAACTCCAGCAGCAAGAACGCGAGCGAGTCAGACCTGAGCATCTTGCGGCAGGCCGGCTTTGCAATTCGCGTTAACTCGGTGAACCCGGCTATCGCTGACCGTGTGAACGCAGTTAATGCCCTGATCCTGAATGGCAAGGGCGAGCGCAGGCTGAAGGTCAACACAAACCGTTGCCCGCACCTCACCGATGGCCTGGAGCAGCAGACCTACGATACGAACGGCATGCCGGATAAGAAGTCAGGCGTCGACCATTTGAACGACGCTGCCGGATACCCGCTGGCGTTCCTGTACCCGATTAACCATGTAGTCACGCACACCCAACCTCTGAGAATGTAACCATGTCCAACGACCCAAGCATCACACTGGATGCCGTAGACCAGATGAGCGCCTATTGGGACGTGATTACGCCTCTGATGGGCGGGACGCTGGCCATGCGTGCGGCTCCGGCTTTACTGCCTAAGTACCCGGCAGAAGACGATGAGGTTTACAAAGAGCGTTTGCGCCTGTCCACGCTGCTGCCTGCCTACTCCGAGACGGTCGGTAACATGACCTCCCGTGTGTTCGCTGAGCCGCTGCAGTTGGGCGACGACGTACCTGAGCAGGTCGTGGAGCTGGCCAGCAACATCGACAACGCGAACAACGACATCAATGCTTGGTCGGTGGACTTCTTTCGGGAAGGTCTCAGCCACGGCTTGTGTCACGCGTTCGTTGATCACCAGAAGGCGGTAGGTGTTCGCACTCAGGCCGATGAGAAGGCAGCCGGGGTTCGCCCTTACGTCGTCATGGTGAAGCCTGAGCAGGTTTGCGGGTGGCGCGCGCGTGATGGCTTATTGACCCAGGTGCGTTACCGCGAAATGATCGAAGAGTCTGACGGAGACTTCGGCACCAAATGCGTCGTACAGATTCGCGTGTTGGAGCCTGGCATGTGGACGACCTACCGCAAGCCCAAAGAGGGTGGCGTATGGGCGATTCACGATCAGGGGTCAACCAACCTTAGCGTAATCCCCTGGGTGACGTTCTACACAGGGCGCACAGGCTTTATGACGGCTAAGCCGCCGCTGCTGGAGCTGGCCCACCTCAACATCAAGCACTGGCAGAGCCAGAGCGACCAAGACAACATCCTGCATGTGATCCGCGTGCCTATTCTGGTGCGTATCGGCGTGCAGGCCCAGTACGACAATCAAGGGAAGGTAATCCCGCCCGAGTTCAAGGTGGGCACCGGGGCGCTTACGGACCTGCCCATTAACGGCGACATGAAGTATGTCGAGCACACTGGCAAGGCTGTAGATGCAGGGCGTCAGGCTTTGTTAGACCTGATCGCGGAAATGCGCATGGCTGGAGCGAAGCTGCTCACGCCTGACAAGTCAGCCACCAAAACAGCCACGCAGGCCGAAGAAGAGGCTGCGCAGGATCTTTCCCCGCTGTCGCGCATGGCGAACCACTTCGCCGACTGCCTGGCTCAGCTGCTCCAGTTCATGGCCGACTACCGAAGCCTGGGCGAGGGTGGCACGGTTGAGATGCGCGGCAGCTTCGACGTGGATTACATGCCCGAAGTGTCACTGCCCACGCTGGTGGCCATGGCGAACGCTGGCATGATTTCCAAGGAAACACTGTTCACTGAAATGCAGCGGCGCGGCGTGATCAGCGATGAATACGACTGGGCTGATGAGCTGGAAAAGATCGACTCACAAGGGCCAGCGCTCGGGGAGCTGTAAATGGCAACCGTCAACGAGCAGATGCAGGCAGCCTCCATCGGCCACGCGGTAGACCTTCAACACCTCAGCAATGCCGAGGTTCGCAAGGTTATGCGGCTGCTCAATGGCGTGGACGCTGATCTGCGTGTAAAGCTGATAGAAGCGATTGAGCGTCTTGGGCCTGACTCATACACGACCAGACACTTAAACACCGTCTTGGCCTCTGTGTACGAGCTGAATAAGTCGGTTTACGCCTCGATTGGCGAAGCTATGGCCGAATCTGTTGTGAGCATTGGTCAGTACGAGGCTGGCTATCAGGGCGCGTTGTTCGCCAAGGTTATCCCTGCGCAGGTACTGGCTCAGGTCCGCCTGAGCACTGTAAGTCTTGCCCAAGTGCGTGGCATTGCGCTTGCTCGGCCATTCCAAGGGCGCTTGCTCAAGGAGTGGATGGGCGACCTTGAGGCGGGCCGGGCTGCAAAGATCCGCGACAGCATTCGCATGGGGATGGTCGAGGGACAAACCACAGGCCAGATCGTGCGCCGCATCATGGGCACCAAGGCTCAGGGCTATGCTGACGGGATCATCGAGCGCAGCCGTCGTGACGTAGAGTCGATGGTCCGCACGGCTATTAGCCACACGGCGCAGGGCGTGCGCGAGTCCTACTACAAGGCTAACAGCGACATTGTTGCTGAGGTTAGCTGGCTAAGCACGCTGGATGGTAGGACTAGCGCCCCTTGTAGGCTGCGCGACCGCCTCATTTACACCAATGACGACGATCACGCCCCTGTTGGCCACAAGGTTCCTTGGCTCAGCGGGCCTGGCAAGCTGCACTGGTGCTGCCGCTCGACCTCGACTCCGATCATCGCAAGCTATGAAGCCTTGAAGCAGGCTAAGGGGCTGCCAGAAGGTGTCAGGGCTAGCATGGATGGTCAGGTGCCGCAGTCAACGAACTATGGCGAATGGATCAAGTCGCAGGGCGCGGCAAGGCAGGATCAGGTGTTAGGCCCGGCGCGCGGCAAGCTGTTGCGTGATGGTGGTCTCGACCTCGATCAGTTCTACAACGATAAGGGCAAGCTGCTCACCCTTGATCAGCTACGCGAGCAGGACGCCGCGGCATTCGGCCGGGCGGGCTTGTAGTTTTCCGCGCCACGTTTAACACGCTCACAAAACGTGGCGCGCACTTTCACAGCCTCGGCCATTGCCGGGGCTTTTTATTGCCTGTCTGTTCGGATGAACGGGGCGCACTGGGCCGGATGGCCCGACAACTGGCCGGATGGCCTAGAGAGACGAAATGAAGCTGAAGCTCGATGAAAACGGCAACGCGGTTCTGCAAGATGGCAAGCCTGTCTATGTCCATGACGACGGCAAAGAGGTGGCATTTGATGCTCCTGGCACCGTGGCCACCATCACGCGCCTGAACTCCGAAGCCAAGGGCCACCGCGAGCGCGCCGAGAATGCTGAGAAGGCCGTAAAGGCTTTTGATGGCATCGACGATCCGGCCGCAGCCAAAAAAGCCCTGGCAACCGTAGCCAATCTCGACGCAAAAACACTGGTGGATGCCGGTGAAATCGAGACGGTTAAAACCGAAATCAGTAAAGCCTTCCAGCTCCAGTTGGACGAAGTGACCGGCAAGGCGCAGACCTTGGAGCAGCAGCTGTATGCCGAGAAGATCGGCGGCAGCTTCTCCCGCTCGAAGTTCATCGCCGACAAGCTGGCTGTTCCGGCTGACATGGTTCAAGCCACGTTCGGGCAAAACCTGAAAGTTGAAGACGGCAAGGTGGTCGCTTACGACGCCCAAGGTCAGAAGATTTTCAGCCGCGCACGCCCTGGTGAGCTTGCCGACTTCGACGAAGCTATCGAAACACTCGTCTCGCAGTACCCGCACCGCGACCACATCCTGAAGAGTTCCGGCGCCAATGGCGGCGGCGCTCAGAACGGCGGTGGCAACAACCAAAACACCAAGGGCAATTTTGGCGGGGGCAAAGAAGACCGAGTCGCCGCTATCAAGGCCATGACCGCAACCAGTTAAGGAGTCACCATGTCCCTGTCGAACATGAAGGTATTCAACGATTACCTGAAGAAAGTCACCATCGAAACCCTGACGCAGGACGTTGCGAAGTTCAACGCTGCCTCCGCAGGCACCATCCGCTTGACTACCCAAGGTATCGACGGCGACTTCCTGCAAGAGTCCTTCTGGGCTGGCCTGCACGGCGCGCAACGTCGTGTAGACCGTTACGCTGCCAACGGCACTCAGGCAGCAACGCCGCTTGCTCAGAAGCAGTACGACTCTGTGAAGATCGCAGGCGGGTTCGGCCCGATCCTGTGGGAGCCTTCGCAACTGTCGTGGGTTCAGAAGAACCCCGAAGAAGCGCTGGAAGTAATCAGCCGCAACCTGTCCGAAGCCATCATGTCGGATCAGTTGAACACCGCCATCGCCGCCCTGGTCGCTGCCATCGGCAACCAGCCGGGCGCTACCAACGACGTTTCCGCCACTGCCGGCTTGAACTACATCGCTATCAACAACGCGCACGCGCTGTTCGGTGATGCTTCGCAGCGCCTTGTCGCCCAGGTGATGACCGGCGCCATGTACCACAAGTTGCTGGGTCAGAACCTGGCCAACGCTGAGCGCCTGTTCAGCTTCAGCGGCGTGCAGGTGGTCGATATTCTCGGCAAGGCCGTGATCGTTACGGATGCGGCCGCCTTGTTCGAGGCGGGCGCTCCTGACAAGCAGAAGGTGTTGAGCCTGGCTGACGGCGCGGCGGTGGTGATGGACGGTTCCGACCTGATTACCAACATCGAAACCTCCAACGGTAAGGAGCGAATCGAAACCACCATGCAGGCTGATTACACGTTCGGCCTGGGCCTCAAGGGCTTCACTTGGGACACCGCCAACGGTGGCAAGTCTCCGACCAGCGCTGAGCTGGCCACGGGCACCAACTGGGATCTGGTTGCGAACAGCATCAAGGGCTCGGCGGGTGTAATCACGATTGGCGACGCCGCCAAGTAATCGAGCGGGCGGCCTTCGGGTCGCCTGAACTATCTGCAAGGAGTCCGTCATGGGCGAGAAAGTCATTTACGAGAAACACCCGGTCACTGCTGAGCGTAAAGCTGAGCTGCGACAGAAGGGCTACAAGATCATTGATGCCCAGTTTGCGCCGGCTGATTACAAGCATCCCGAGCCGATCAAAGCGGGCAAGTCCGGCGGTGGCAACAAGCCGAAAACCGAAGCAGAGAAGCAGGCCGCACACGCCGCCGAAGTCGAAGGGGTCAAGTCCGCGCTGACTGCCAAGAGCATCGAGTTCACCGCAGAAGCCACCCTCGATGAGCTGAAAAAGCTGCTGGACGAGGCCAAGTAATGACCATTTACATCACCGTTGCGCAGGTTAACGAACTGCTCGGGGCTACCTGGGTGCCAGAAGACCAGAAAGCGCGCGCGGTGCTGATGGCTAATACCTGGTTAACCAATCTCGGCTTGCCTGAATTCGACCCGGTCCCGGGTGACGTGATCCAGGCAGGTGCAGAGATCGCCCGCGAGGCCGCAGCAGGCAACATTTACGGCAGTGTTGAGACCGGCGTGCTGAGCAAGTCGGTTGATGCTGATGGCGTGTCGAGCAGCAAATCTTACTCGGCATCGTCTCGCAAAATCAGTGCCGGCGAGTCGTTCGCCATGGCGCTGCTGTCCCACTACTTGAGTGGTAACAATGGGCAGACCAAGATCGTGAGGGGCTGACATGGGGCTGCGCGACGAACTACAGGCAGATCTGGCCGAAGCATTCAGCACAGACTTGGCAGACGCGGTACTGCCATTCACGGGCACCTACACAGTGCCCGGTGCATGGGACCCTGTGACCGAGACGGACACCAGCGTCGAGGCGATTTACACCGGGCGCGGCGTGCTGGGCAAGTACGAAACCAGACGCATCGACAATATCAATATTTTGTCGAGCGACCTGAAGCTGACGGCGCTCACCAACGAGGTGACTGACCGCCCGGCCGAAGGCCATACGATCAAAGCTCCGGATCTGGCAGACCGCACTCAGTGGGTCAGCTACTTGGTGAAGGCGGTTCAGGTTGACCCGGCGTCCGCGACGTTTCGTATTCAGCTGAGGGCAACCTAATGGCCATACGTGGAAGCTGGAGTGTGCCGCCCAGCCTATTTGCTGACGTAGTTGAAGAAGACCTAACGAAGCGAGTTCGAACTATTGCTCTCGCAATGCTTCAAGAAATCGTGCTGCGCTCTCCTGTTGATACCGGTCGGTTCCGAAACAACAACATCGTAAGCATCGTCAGCCCCGTTTATGCGTCCACGGTTGAGACTGATGCCTCTGGTGCAGGGACTATCTCCCGCGGCTCAGCTGCAATGAGCGGCCTTGAGCCTTATACGACGGTATTCATTCAGAACAACCTCCCTTACGCGCAAAGGCTTGAAGATGGTCACTCTAAGCAGGCGCCTCCAGGCGGAATCTACGCAGCCTCATTCCACGGCGTATCACAGGCGTTCAAATAATGACCTTTGAGCAGATCCGCAACATCATCACCACGCGAATGACTCAATGGACTGGAATCCCTGCAAGTGATGTTGATTACCCCAACTCGCCGCAGCCCTTCAATCCTGCTGGGCGGGCGATATGGGCGCGATTGGCGGATATTCCTGCGCTGTCCTCAACCCCTGAAATTGGCTTAAGCCCGAAGGTGCGCCGTACAGGGTTGATCGTCGTTCAACTGTTTGTCCCGAGTTATAAGGGCACGCTGACCATTACGCGGGCCGCAGACGCGCTCGTCCAGCACTTCGAGTTCTTCAGTGAGGCTGGCTTTGACTGCTACGCGGCATCGGCTACGAGTGTCGGCGATGACGGCAACGGCTGGTATCAGGTCAACATCCAAATTCCTTACCGGGCCTACTGAGGTCTCTGGAGAGTATCAATGCAAAGCAATAACTACGTACCTGGTATGGCCGGCCTAATGGTCAACCTGAAGACGGGCGAGTTCGAACTGAACAGCTCCAAACTACAGGTGGGGATGCTTCCAAGCGATCCGCAGCAGATCACCATCACAGCCGGCGAGTGGCCCGACAACGAACTGCCCTCCAATGCAATCGAGCGCTATGCCTTCATTGGTGCCGAGCTTGAGAAGATCCCGGCAGAGTTCCGCGAAAGTGCAGAGTTCACGACAGAGGACTTCTCGTTTGATCGTGATGGCTCCGACTACCGCACCACGCTGACCTATGCTCGCCAAGAAACTCAGGATGAGGCCAAGGCTCGTCATGAGAAGACTAAGGCGGCTGGCACGCGCATCAGCCTGGTAGGCGGTGTTCTGAGCATCTCGCACGATGGAGTTCTGCGCACTCAGATTGACGGCGTGCAAATGGATGAGAAGCCTGCTCCGTTCATCATTATCGATGGTGTCATGCACATCAACGGTGCTTGTATCAAGGAGGCTTCGCTGACGGGCAATCTCTCCGTTCGCAGCTTGATCAGCGCCAAGGTGATCAACGGCTATACCGGCCCAACCGCTTAACCTAAACCCCAGTTTGAAAGCAGGCCGCCATTGGGCGGTTTTTTTACGCCTATCGATAGGAGAAGCACCCAATGAGTTCAGGCGCCAAGAACAGAACGGCCTACGTCGAAGAGGTGACGCAGGGCGTTACCCCGGCCATGGGCTGGAAGGAATTGATCCGAACCTCTTACGGTCTCGGGCCTAAACAAAACACCGCCGAGAACAATGAGATCTCGCAAAACCGGATGAGCCAAGGCACTACCGCGACCACAGTTGATGTTGCGGGCGAAATCGGCATGAAGTGGCGCTATGGCGGCGCAATTGATGACTTCCTCGAATCCTGCTTTGGTAGCCGCTGGGCGGGCGATACGCTGACCATGGGTGATGAGCGCATCAGCTACTCGGTTGCGTCATTTGCAAGTGACGTGCTGGTGTCCTCAATTGCGCGTGGCGCACAGGTCGGCAGCATGGGCTTCACGTTCGGCACCGACGACGACATTACCGTCGCTGTGAACCTGACGGCCACGGGCTGGGCGGGAAAGGTTGACGCTACGCCTTACTTCTCAGCAGCAGCTCCGGAAGTAGGCACCGAACGCTTCAACTTCAAGGACTTCACCTCCTTGACCCTGGATGGCGTTGAAGCAACGCCCGGCAGTGGCACCTGCATCAGCGCTATGGATCTGACGTTTGATAACAACGTACAGACCCAGCGCTGCATCAATAACGGCGCCTACATTGGTAACGTGATCCCGACAACCTTCACCGCGAATGGCTCCGTCACAATTGCCTGGTCTGCCGCCTCTTACGCGCTCTGGATCAAGCAGCAAACGGGCGGCGCCATCGCCCTGAGCTTCACCATTGAGAATGGCGAAGGCAGCTACACCATCACCTTGCCAGAAATGGAAGTTAACGGTGACTGGCCGGACGGCTCAGCAACTGATGTAATCGAGGTGACCCTGAACGTCTCCGCGCGGCGCATCCCCCCAACGATCACTCGCAAGGCAGCCGGTGCTTAGTCCGCCGACCAGCTAATTACAAAATTAACCACGGGTAGCCGCCTGCAACTGGGCGGCGAAGGATCGATATGGCATTTATTCTCAAGAAAAAAGACGTGATGGACACCATCAGTACGCGATGGATTGAGCCCGCGCCGGGTTTGCGTTTGCTGATTGGTTCGACGGCGCGTCCTGGTTACAGCAGCGATTTCCGACAGATCCAGCGTCACTTGGATGCTGCAGCGCGTCAGTTGGGTGTCGGCACGGGCGACTTCGACATCCTGAAAAAGACTGACTACGACATTCCAGACCCGGACATGCTGTTTATCGACCTGGCCTGTAAGCACCTCATCCTTGACTGGGAGGGCGTGGCCGAGGCGGAAGACCCTGAAACGCCCGCACCGTACACCCCGGAACGTGGTCGCCTGCTGATCGAGCAGATGCCGGAGATTTACTTGCTCGTCCTGAGCACCGGCAACGCTATCGCATTGCGGCAGCAGGAGCAGATCGCTGAATCAGTGGAAAAGCCGTTGCCGCCTACCGTTGGGCCGCGGAGTGGGCGGGTGCGGAAAACGAAAGAAAGCGTCAAGTCCGCGAAAGGCTGAATGTCGAAATCCCCGATCCGCCCGCGATGAGCTGGGTTGCGTCGGAGATCATCGAGGCCTATTACGTCATCGGCCGCGGTCGGCAGTTTGTAGGTGCATCCTGCTCGCCAATGCCTATCTCTGTCGGGATGATCACCGAATACCTGAGCGTTCACCAGTCGAGCATTGATCGGCGCGAGTTCGATGCTGTGATCTTTGCTATCGATGATGAGTTCCGCGCTAAATGGGTAGAGAAGAGCAAGTCGAAAGATAAGGACTAGGTATGAAAAAGCCCAGATGGACTGGGCTTTAGTTTATTCCTTGAGGAACTGCTTGCGGGGTTTTGGTGCTTCAAGAGTTTTGGACTCAGCGTTGGCGTATTGGTAACCTGATGAAAAATTCAGGGAGCGCTGGCAAGATGAGAAAGGAATTTTTGACGAGTGATTTTACTCGATCCGATGTTAGGGGGCTGGCGGAGCGGAATTTCGAGGAAATTGGCAATGCCGTGAGAGACGGTGCGAATGGATATCAGCTTGAAATTGATCAGAAGGACGCCATAAGCAATATGATCTCCAGCTGGGATATTGAGAGTCAGAATAGATTCCTCTCGATGCATGCCGAGGAGGTCAACGCATGCATTCAAAAAACCATGGACAGCGTGGCTGAAATCAACAGAAATACCGCAGAAACTATTAGGAAAACTGCAGAAATCAACCAGCAAGCCCTTCAAAACGAATTTACCAGTTCGCAGGTGTATAGCTGGATAATAGGCTTAGTGTTTCTATCCATCATGATGATCGTGATATTCAAGTAACAGCCAGATATTTCAAGGCCCGCCATGAGCGGGTTTTTTTTCGCCCGGAGAAAAGCCATGACCCAGCAATCTAGCCGCCTGGATATCATCATCGATTCGCGGCAGGCGCAGCGGAATGGTGAGCAGTTACGGATCACCCTCAATAACTTGAATGTCGTTGGTGATCAGACAACCCGCTCAATGAATGGCGCAGGCAATGCTGCTCGCGCCGCGGGTAGCGCGTTCGCAGCTCTGGGTGCTGGTCAGGTTGCGCGGGAGATCGTCCGCCTGACCGACGCCTTCAAGTCGATGCAGGGTTCACTGGCTCTCGTCAGCGCTTCCACTGGAGCAGCTTCACAAGCATTCAGCGCACTGCTCGGCATGGCCAACAATACAGGCAGCTCGCTTGAGTCGACCGTGGCCCTATATACGCGCCTTGCCAACGCAACGAAGGGTGTTGGATACAGCCAAGAGCAGCTGCTTAACGTAACTGATGCTATCAACAAGGCGTTTGTTGTTTCTGGCGCCACTGCGCAGGAGGCGTCAAACGCAGCTATTCAGCTTTCGCAAGGCTTGGCGGCCGGTGCTTTGCGCGGTGAGGAATTAAACTCCGTAATGGAGCAAGGTCCACGCATCACACGCGCACTTGCTGACTATCTCGGTGTTACCAACGGTCAGATTCGAGCCATGGCTGCCGAGGGCAAGATCACCGCCGAGGTTGTAACTAACGCTCTGCTGCGCTCGCTTTCATCGCTCAATGAAGAGCTGGATCGAATGCCGCGCCGTTTCGAGCAGGCATCAACCGCGCTAAAGAACAATTTCCTTGCAGCGGTTGGGCAGGTGGATATTGATCCTCTAATCAGCTCTGTCGATGCTCTGGCAACGTCACTCGCTGACCCCAAGGTAATTGATGGTATTCAAAGCATCGCCACCGGGATTGGTCAGGTCGTCGCTGTCGGAGGCTCCGGCCTTAAAACGGTAGTGAGTAACACCGATGCCTTGATGGCTATAACAGGGGCTTATGCCGTCAAGGTTGGCGTTGGCTTGGCTAACTCTCTTTTTGTTTCCGCCAAAGCTCGCCTAGTTGATTTGGCAGCAACCAATCAGCAGATCATAGCTTCGAAACAGGCAGAGGTTGCCTCTGCTGCTGAGGCTGTGGCAATGCAGAGCGTTGTGGTTTCCTCTACTGAGGCAGCTCTAGCTCGGGCTTACTACGCCAGGTCAGAGGCGATAGCCACATCGCAGTCTGAGCTGAATAGCATTCGCCAATTGAAGGCTGTAACGGCTCAGCTGGCTGCCGATAGAAGCCTTGAGATTCAAAGACAAAAGGCGCAAATAAACAACATCGGCTTGGCTGCATCCCATACAAGGCTTGCAGAGATACGCACAGCCGAGGCAGCCATTACGTCTCAGCTAGCAGCAGCGGACGCGAGACTTGCGGTTTCACGGCAGGCAGAGCTGGCCACTGGGGCAATTGTAGGTCAGCAGACGGCTGCTCTTAATGCTGCGCGCACTGAAGGCGCGGGTATTTTGGCTGCTCAAACAGCCGCTCAAAATGCACTGAATGCTGCCGAGTCAAGAGGTGCTGCTACCCGCGGCGCCGCGCTTGCAGCTCTTGGAGGTCCGCTTGGCTTAGTAACGCTTGGCCTCGCCGCCGCCGCCGCTGGTTACATCTACTTCAGCAGTTCGGCTGATTCGGGCACGCAGTCGCTCATCGACCAGAATCTGGCGCTCGACGAGTCCATCGAAAAACTGAATGAACTTGACGCAGCGCAGCGCCGAAATGAGCTGCTTAACTGGACTGAGAAACAATCTGCCGAATCTGAAAAAGCTGCAAGTGCGCTTAAGAAATATGGTTATGACGGATCTGAGGCATTTTTGCAGATTGGTTATAGCGCCAACGGATATCGCGAGCAGTTCAAGTTAATGATTCAAGAGGTGCGCGAAGGAAAGCGCACTATTGATAGCGTCACAGAGTGGGCAAGAACGACTGCCGGCCTTGCTGATGAGCAAGTTAGCGGCCTTACACGCACGGCCGCAGCGTATCAATCAAGCTCCAAAATGTCTGAATCGCTGGCTGAAAAACTGGCGCAAGCATCAACAGCCTCAAAATCGCTTGATAATAATACGAACGCTTTGGCAGCTTCCCAAGCAGCAGCAAATGGTAAGCAAGCCGTTGGTGCCGCCGCCTGGGATAAATACATCGAGCAGCTCACCAAGGCTCGCGACCTGATAGGCGCTAACGCTGCTGCTGAAGCCGAATACACCGCTCGCAAGATGGGGGCAGCGCCTGCGCAAATCGAAGAAGCAAAGCGCATTGCTACGCAGACGGATTTGCTGGGCAAGTATCAAGATGCGGTACGGGACAGCAATAAGGCCGAGCAGGAGCGCCTGAAGGTTCTGCTCCTTGCGGCTTTCTCCGCGCAGAAAGCTGCAGAGGATTCAGCGTCGGCTCAGCAGAAGGCCTTGAAGGATACTGCCGATGCAGCGGAGCTGAGTGCTAAGCGACAAGTAACGGCCATTGAAAAAGTGGCTAGAGCCTCTTATGCGTCGCTGCTTGTGAGGCCTGAGAGCGGAAACCAAAGTGGTTACGGTCTGCTAACAAATGGCGGAACCACGCCGGAAGCCTCTACCCCCCAGTCAAAGTCGGCAGAGCAGCGCCTTCAGGACTTGCTTGAGCAGATCAATGCCGGCACCACGCCAAACAAGACGAAAACCCCGAAAGGTGACAGTGGTAAAAGCGCGCTAAACGCGGCCATGACTGCCTTCGATGAGCTGTACAAGAAGGCAGATCCGGCAGCTCAGGCGGTGCGTGATTTAACTGAGGCTCAAGAAAAACTACAGCTTGCGCTATCGAAAGGAAAAATCACGCAAGAGCAGTACGGCGTAGCCATGGGGCAGGCTTCGCGTGATTACGCGGCAGTCCTGGCCAGCACCAAGGCAATGAACGAGGCGCAAAATGATCAGGTTCAGCTACTGACCCTGACCGGGCAGCTGCGGGCAGCCAACACGCTCAAGTCGAGCATTGATGATGCCGCGCAGTTGGTCGAGTACGAGCGTCAAGGCAACTTCGAGGCCGCCAAGCGCCTTGAAACCATGATCAAGATACGCGACGTAAACCTTAAAGCTTCTCTGAAGCCAGGGACGGTGGAGGGCGTCTCTGAAGCCCCGCAGCTTGGCGGGCTCGATACCTCGGCAGGTGGAGCTTACGGCGAGATAAAGCGCCTGAATGACGAGGCGGCCAAGGTAGACGCGTGGCGCACTATGGAGCTGGAGAAGCAGCGCGCTTACCTGGATCTTAAAGGTGTCAACGAAGCCACCTACGCCGAGCGTGTCGCCAATATCCATAAGCAATCACGCGAAAGCCTAACGAAAATCGAAGGCGCTAAAAACGCGGCGATCATCACTTCAAGCGCTGACTTCTTCGGAAATATGGCAACGCTGAGCCAGTCAGGCAACAAAAAGCTGGCGGCGGTTGGCAAGGCGGCGGCTATTGCTCAAGCAACCATGCAGGGGTTTGTTGCAGTGCAGAACGCCTTGGCTGTCCAGCCTTACCCACTCGGCATGGCTTTAGCTGTCTCCGCTGGTGTTGTGGCAGCAGCGAACGTTGCCTCGATTGCGGGTGTCGGCTTTTCTGGTGGCGGATATACCGGACCAGGAGGGGTGCACGAGGAAGCGGGCGTTGTGCACAAAGGCGAAGTTGTCTGGAGTCAAAAAGACATTCAGCGGTTCGGCGGTGTTGCTGCGGTTGAGGCGCTGCGAAAGGGAGACGTGTCTGCAGTTACATCGCCGGTATCGGCTTCGGTTGTGCGCGGATCAAGCGCAGCAATGGCGGCACCAGAAATAAAAATCTATGTCGGCGGTGATGGCTCAGGCGGATCTGTTAGCGCAACGGAAGGCTACGAGCAGATGGGTATTGCTGTTTTGGCAACTGTTCGATCCGAAATGCCAAAGATCGCCCGCAGTGTCATCCAGCAAGAGAAGGGGCAAAACGGACTTCTCGACCCTAGCAACCGGAGGAATCAGTAATGGCTGAGGCTTTTACATGGCGCGCCCAACTTGGCAGCTCGGGCGATGAAGAGCCGAGCATTCTGGAATCGCAATACAACAACGGTTACAGCCAGCGCATATCGGTCGGCATTAACAACTTATCAACTTCTTGGCCTGTTTCATTTATGGGTCGCGAGGATTACATCAAGCCGATTCTTGAGTTCTTCAGGCGGCACAAGGGCGTTACTCATTTTAAGTGGACGCCCCCGCTGCATGACCCTGGCATGTTTATCACGTCGGGAGGCTGGAACTTGAAGCCGGCTGGAGGCGGGACTTTCGTGCTTTCAACCAAATTTCAGCAGGTATTCAACCCATGATCACCTTGGACAACCAGAAGCTGGAGCCGGGCGCGCTGATCCAGCTAATCGAACTGGATGGCGAAGCGCGCGGCATGGGCATTCTGCGGTTTCACGCGCATCAGCAGTCGACACCGATTATCTGGAAGGGTGAGGCCTACCTGCCCAGACCCTACGAAACGGGCGGCTTTGGGCGCAGCGTGGAGGGCAACTCGTCAACCCCGATGCTCAAGATCAGTAACATCGACGGCACGATCACCGCGCTGTGTCGCCAGTTTCAGGGCATGAGCGGGGTCAAGCTCACGGTGCGTCAGACCTACGCCAAGTACCTCGATGCGGCGAACTTTCCCGAGGGCAACCCGGGGGCCAGCAGCATGGAAAAGCTGGATATCTCCTACATCAACCAGGTCACCAGCCTGGGCCGCCAAGAGGTGGTGTTCTCGCTGGCGCCGCCCACTGCCGTGAAAGGGCAGAAGCTCCCCGGTGGCCTGATCATGAACCGCTGCGAGTGGTGCCTCTGGGGCGAGTATCGCGGGCCGGACTGCAATTACACCGGCATCAAGATGTTCGACCTCGACGGCAATCCGGTAACTGACCCTGCGCTGGATCGCTGCAACGGACTCCCGAGTGCCTGTGAGATGCGACATGGGAAAGGAAACCCGCTGCCATTTGGTGGTGCTCCGGGCGCTTCGCTTATTGGATAGGTAACCCATGAACAAAACGATGCTCAAACAGATTCAGGCCCACGCGGCCGCTGAATTTCCCAAAGAAAGCTGCGGGGTGGTGATTCGCGAGGCGGGTCGCCTGAAATACATCCCATGTCGCAACGACGCTAAAACACCCAGCGAACACTTCATCATCAACCCGGCCGACAAATGCGATGCCGAAGATCGCGGCGATGTGACGATGATCATTCACAGCCACCCGGACGTGCCACCGTTTCCGAGCATGACCGATCGGGTCAGCTGCGAGCTGCACGAAAAACCGTGGGGCATCGTCAGTTGGCCGTCGGGCGAGTACTTCGAGTTCAAGCCCTGCGGCTATCAGGCGCCGCTGATTGGGCGCGAATTTGGCCACGGCCTGCTCGACTGCTACGCCCTGTGCCGGGACTATTACGAGCGCGAGCACGGCATTGAACTGCCGAACTATCCGCGCCGGGATGGCTGGTGGAATGACGGCGAAAGCCTCTACGAGAAGTACTACGAAGACGCCGGGTTCTATCCTGTTTCGGTGCCGCGCAAGGGCGACATGATCGTCATGCAGATCAACGCTGACGCACCCAATCACGCAGGCATTTACCTCGATGACGGCCTGCTGGCCAGCGAGCCGGATGTTCACCCGGCCCCTGGCACCTTCCTGCACCACCGCTACAACAAAAAATCCACCCGCGATGTGTACGGCAGCATGTGGGCCGATTACACCGTGCTGATTCTTCGGCACCAACGCATGCCGGAGGTTGCCTGATGGCCATGAAAACCTTGATCCGCCCGCAACCGCTGGTGGTGCTGGTAATGCTTTACGGCGTATTGGGTGCCCGGTTCGGGCGCGTGCACCACTTAGCCGTGGCCTCTGGTGCCGAGGCGATCCACGCCCTGTGCGTGAAAATTCCGGGCTTTAAGCGGTTCTTGCGGTTTTCCGAAGAGCGCGGCTTGAATTACGCCATTTTTCGCGGCAAGAAAAACCTCAGCGAAAACGAAATTGGAATGCGTCAGGACACGGTCGAGCCCATCCGCATCGCGCCCATTGTGATCGGCAGCAAGGGTGGTGGCCTGTTCGCCACGATTGCAGGCCTCGCGCTGGTGGTCATTGGCGCCGTCACCCAGCAGTACTACCTGGCCGCGGCCGGTGTGGGCCTGATGATCGGAGGTATCGCCATGAGTATGTCGCCATCCCCGGCGGGCATCTTGGACAAGGAGGGCGACGGCAACCGGCCTTCTTATGCGTTCGGCGGCGCTGTCACCACCATGGCTCAAGGCCGATGCAAACCACTGCTTTACGGCGAGCGCGACATTGGCGGCGCCCTCATCTCGGCTGGCGTCTTCTCGGAAGATCAGCAGTAAGGAAAAACTATGGCCAAGTCTGCAACAGCGCCCGCTGCAAAGCGTCGGCGCCGGATTCCTGCTGCCCGTGTTACGGGCGCGAAGGGTGGAGAATCCAAGCCCTACACCCCGTACAAGGCGCCCGATAGTGCGCTCTCGGTCGCCACGGTAAAGATGTTGTACGCGCTGAGCGAAGGGCCAATTGTCGGGCCGGTGGATGGCAAAAGGTCAATCAAGCTCAATGGCACGCCTTTGGTTTCGCCGGATGGCAGTGAAAACTTCCCCGGCACCGTGTGGGACTTTCGCGCAGGCACGGTCGATCAGGAACACATCGCAGGCTTTCCGTCCATCGAGAACGAAGCCTCGCAAGGTCTGCCGGTCGAGCTGAAGTCAGACAACGCTTGGACGCGCGCCATTACCGACCAGCAACTGTCGGCTGTGCGTATTCGCCTCTCATGGCCGCAGATTTGGGAGGTCAAAACCAACGGCGATCAGGTCGGCTATCGCATTGATTACGCCATTGACCTCTCCGTCGACGGCGGCAGCTATCAGACCGTGCTCTCGGCCACGCTGAACGATAAAGGCACCACTGAATACGAGCGCACGCATCGCATCGACCTGCCGGAAGGGTTCAGCAGCGCGCTGGTTCGCGTGCGCAGGCTCACCCCCAATCGTAATGATTCGAATTGGGCGGACCTGGTGCGAATTAAAGGCTTCACCGAAGTCATCGACAAAAAGCTGCGCTACCCGAACTTGGCATTGGGCGGTTTGCAATTTGATGCCAAGCAGTTTCAGGACACGCCCAAAGCCAGCTTCCTGATGCGCGGCCGCATCGTACAGGTGCCCACCAACTATGACCCGACAACCCGCACCTACACAGGCGACTGGAACGGCACGTTCAAGCTGGCCTACACCAACAACCCGGTATGGGTCTGGCGTGACCTGCTGTTGCATCGCCGCTACGGGCTGGGTCGGCGCATCACCGCCGACATGGTCGATCACTGGACGTTGTACGAGATTGGCCGCTACTGCGACGTGATGGTGCCTGATGGCAAAGGCGGCTTACAGCCGCGCATGACCACCAACGTCTACATTCAGGATTCTATCGAGGGCTACGCGCTGCTGTCTGACTTGGCCAGTGTGTTCCGGGGCAGCAGCTGCTGGAACGGCTCTCAGGTCACGATGGTGGCAGACATCCCGGGCAACGAAGACGGCTACGTGTTCACCCGCTCCAACATCATCGGTGAATTTGAATACGTTGCGGCTGCGCTGCCTGACCGTCACACTCGCGCCAAGGTGGCTTGGGACAACCCGGAAAACGAGTTCAAAACGCAACCGGCACCGGTGACCAACGACGACTTAATCGGTGCACTTGGCCACCGCATGCTCGACATCTCGCGCTTTGGCTGCACGGTCGAGGGCGAAGCCATTCGCCACGGCATTTGGGCGCTGAAATCTGAGCAGTACGAAGAGTGGTCTGTCACCTTCACCACCGGCATGGAAGGCCGCAACATCGAGCCCGGCCAGATCATCTGCGTGGCGGATGAGATGTTCTCCGGGCGCCCAAACGGTGGGCGCATCAGCGCCGCGACCAAGCGGGTTATCACCTTGGACATCGATGCCGAAGTGCATGAGGAAGATCGGCTGATCCTCAACTTGCCCAGCGGCAAATCCGAAGGGCGAATCGTCAAGTCGGTCTCGGGCCGCTTGGTCACCGTCATGGCTGACTATTCCGAGCAGCCTGAACCTGAATGCAGCTGGTCGGTAGAGAGCGCTGACCTGGCTGTAATGCGGTTTCGGGTGCAGACCATCGAGCCGCAAGGGCTTCACCAGTTCAAGATCGCCGCAACCCAGCATGAGCCCTTGAAATACACGGCCATCGACACGGGTGCGCGGATCGATCCGCAGCCCACCAGCATCATTCCGCCCAGCGTAATGGCGCCTCCAACGGGCATTAAGCTGGAGTCGCGCAGCATGGTGTCGCAAGGGATCGCCGTCACCAGCATGCGCATCACCTGGGAGGCTGTACCGGGCGCCGTTGCCTACAACGTCGAATGGCGCAAGGACAGCGGCAACTGGATACGCCTGCCGCGCACTGGCAGCCTCGGCGCTGAAGTCGAGGGCATCTACAGCGGTCGCTACCTTGCACGCGTCAGCTCAGTTAACGCCATGGATGTAGCCTCGATCTGGGGCGCGAGCCCGGAGGTGATGCTCACAGGCAAAGTTGGGCTACCACCCGCTGTAACACACCTGACCACCGAAAGCCTGGTCTACGGCATCCGCCTGAACTGGGGTTTCCCGCCGGGCGCCGAAGACACCCAGCGCACCGAGATTTGGCAGAACACGGCCAATGATCGGGAGTCTGCGACCAAACTTGGCGATTACGCTTACCCGCAAGCGCGGCATGAGCTGCAAAACATCGTGCCCGGGACCAGCCTGTTTTTCTGGGCGCGGCTGGTGGATCGCACCGGCAATGTCGGGCCGTGGTTCCCGGAAAAGTTCGGGATCAATGGCCAGTCGAGTTCGGACCAGACGGAGTACGAGCCGTATTTCAAAGGACTGATCAGCAAGGGCGCGCTTTACCCCGAGTTGAGGAAAGACATCGAGCTCATCACCGGTGACGGGCCGGGTTCGGTCAAGGAGCTGGTTGAGCAGGTCAAAGAGCTGGGCGACAAGGTCGAAGGCCTGGTCGACACCTTCATCTACGATCCAAAGCTGACCTACAAGGTCGGTGAAAACGCCCGCGAAGGACGGCACATCTATCAAGCGCTTCAGGACGTACCNCGCGATACACCGCCGCCCAACCCGGCCTACTGGAAGGACATCGGCGAGATCCTCGAAACCGCCAATGGCCTGGCCTTTCAGGTCAACCAGAACACCACCAGCATCAAAGATCTNGACGGCAAGGTCACGGCGTCTGCGTCATCGCTGGAAGCCTTGCGGGCCGCGGCGCGGGGCGANACGGGCGAGGGCGAGCTGGCCGACGCCCTCAAGAGCTGGCAATCCACGGCTGAGCTGGCCGTTGAAAANCGTGTGCGGGCCACTGAAGACGAGGCGATTTCCGAGCGTGTGACCACGTTCGGTGCGCAGGTCGGGGAGAACAAGGCCGGGCTTTCGAGCCTTGAAAAGGTCGTGGCCACCAATGATTCAGTNGCTGCCAAGCGCATCACTGAACTGAAAGGCGAGCTGAGCGATGTCGGTTCAGGCGTGGCGGGTAACACTCAGGCGCTGGAAACACTCAGCGGTGAAGTATNTCGTATAGATGGGGCGGTTGTAGCCACGGCCAGCAGCCTGGAATCACTACGNGCAGACGCGCGAAGTGACACAGGCGAGGGGGANTTGGCGGGTGCTTTAGACGCGTGGAGCTCAACGGCCAACTTCGCTCTGGAGAAAAAGGTGCGNGCCACGGCGGAAGAAGCNTTGGCGATGAAAACCGAGCAGNTGCAAGTCAACCTTGGCCAAAACACCGCCACGATTCAGCAAGTCAGNAAAGCNGTTGCGGATGTCGACAAGTCACTGACCCAGAGGATTGATACCGTTCAAGCGCTCTCTGGCGAAAACTCAGCCGCAGTACAGCAGGTCAGCCAGGCCGTGGTCGATGTGAATGGGCGGGTATCGGCCCAAACCACAATCAAGACCGAAACCATCGTGGGTGGGCGTAAGGTCATGGCGGCCCTTGCGCTGGGCTCTGATGGCGACACCTCGGAGATTCTGGCCTTTGCGCAACGGTTCGCCATCGTCGACGAAGTCACCGGGCAGCTTAGAGCGCCGTTCGTGGTGCAGGGCGGTCAGGTGTTCATCAACTACGCCATGATCGATACGGCGTTCATTCAGAACCTGGTGCTGGGGATGACGTTGCGATCCAGTGCTGTAAATGCCAAGGGCTTGCCGTTGCTGGAAATCAACATTCCAGCGGGTCTGCTGACCTTGCGCAGCGCGGGAGCTGGTGGTTCTTCCACGCTCAACAACGACGGGTTGGTAGTGACTGATGAAGGCGACGTGGTGCGTACTCAAGTCGGGAAGCTGACACTATGAGCTATGGATTAAGGACGTGGAATGCCAACGGTATCCTGGAGTTGGACACCGACACCTTCACCTATCAGGTGATCCATAATCAGGTGTACCAGCTGACGCTGCGGGCGGTGATCACAGTGCCAATAGCCGGGTTCACCCCGGCAAATTGCGTGGCAACGATCCTGCCCGTTTCTCCGCCCAATACCTCTTACAACTCCTGCTTTGACTCGATGCCTTATATGAGCGTCGGCAATGGCCAGGTCGTCGTCAGGTCGCAAAATCCGATGGAGCCCGACGCCAATAACGGGTCAACGATCCAGTTTAGATTACTGGTCATGAGGTACAAAAATTGAGCTACGGACTGCGGGTCGTTAATGACAACTCATATGTGCAGATCGACTCTGACACCCCGAGGCTTTGCAGCCTCTGCAACGGCACCTACTCGGCAGGAAGTCGGGTAGCCATTGTTACCTTTCCGGCGGCGATAACCACAGCTGAACCTCCGTGTATATTTATCAGGAACTCCCCAAGTGCGCCCAATGATGTTTATGGTGCCACTATCCTGACTGGAACTCCGGGAAACTGGACGGGCTTTCAGGTCTGGGCAAACAACATTTACTCCAGACCCAACGGAAAGTGGTTTGCAGCCGTATTTGCAACCAAGGCCAACGGGAATTACGGGATGCGTATATGGGGAGCGAACGGGCAATTGGTATTCGACTCCGGTGCAACGCCGGTCACGGTTACAAGGGCCAGTAACTCATGGAGTTATGTGAGTTATGGCGCACAAGGGCCGATTGGCACCGCTACTTTCTACAAGTGCAACATAGCGAACGGACCGCTTCTGGAAGATGAGTACTTCATGATCAACCCGTTCTCCAGAACAATGCTGGCCCCGAACAACATCACCTCCATGGAAGCGGGCATACGGTGGGTCTACGCGAGTAACCAACTGTCACTTTATGCGATTGGATCGAGAGCTAACTGGCTGGACATAGGTTCACCGGGCGCCGTATTCGCAAGACTTCCCGGAACTTGAGCATTTATTGATTTAGCGTCCATTTTGAGCCCGCCCAGTCGCGGGTATTTTTTTGTCTGGAGATTCTTATGCCTTGGTATAAAGCCGGGACTGTTAAAACCACCAACAACAGCAACGCCATTATCGGAACGGGCACGGCTTTTATTGCGAACGCACGAACGGGTGATGCGTTTCGCGGCCCGGATGGTGCGTGGTATGAGGTCACCAACATCGCCAGCGATACGGCCTTGTCGATTTCACCTAACTATCAAGGGCCCACCGTCGCTGCCGGCGGCTATGCGCTCGCGCCCATGCAGGGGTATGTCAAAGACCTCGCTGACCAAGTGAGGGCGATCGTTCAGCAATGGGGCGCGACCTTGGCAGGGTTGGGGCCTTTGTCCAGTGTGAGCGTTGCCCCGATTGCCAATGGCGGCACGGGCTCAAACTCCGCAGCGGGTGCTCGTACAGCCCTGGGGCTGGGTACAGCAGCGACTGCAAACCTCACGAGCTCTCCCGAGGATTACGGCGCAGGCAAAGTGTTGCAGGTCGGCGCCCTGGGCTGGAACGGCGGCAACTCCTTGGCCCAGTCTGCCTCGGGTGACGCGAATTTGTTGGGTCGCTCCGGGATCTATCTCTACTCCAACGGGGGCCAGAACGTGCCCGCTGGCGTGTTCCCGCATGTCCGGCTCACAACAGCCGCGCCCGGGTACCAGACGCAAGAGGCGATTTCATCGTCTCCAAATCCTCGATACATGATGCGCAATCAATATGGNGGCTCGTTCTCCCCATGGGTTGAGTTCTACCACTCTGGNAACACCACCCGCGCCGCCGACGGCACACTGAAGGCTATTTAAATGACGACTCGCGCAGCTATCAACATTCTCGGCTCCACCGGTGAAATCATCGACATCACATCGCTGGGCGTGAGCACCATCGAATCGAAGCGAGAAAGCCCCGGCATTTACCAACTGATCGGAACNCAGGGCATGGCCAGGGCGCCAGAAGGGTGGGGCTATGTCGTCAACCAGATGGACGTGGATAAAACCGTGGCCATCTCCTATGCCGAGCAGGTGCTGCACGTCTGTGTGACGTTGGACGACAAGCCTACCGACCTGAGCCACAGCATTACCTTGCACGTGGCCGTCGATGAGCTCCCGGTCTCATCCATGCCACCTCCTGAGCAGGTGCCTGACATGGATCCAGCCCAAGAGGCCCAGCGCAAATACACTCACTTGCGCGCCATTGCCGACTACGCCATCGCCCCGCTTCAGGATGCTGTCGATATCGACGAAGCCTCAGAAGAAGACGCCGCCCGACTCAAAGCCTGGAAGAAATACCGCGTGGCGCTTAATCGCGTGTTCGATCAGATTGGGTACCCAGACGCCATTGATTGGCCGGTGGCGCCAGAGTAAGCCCACCTTCGATCCCGAACCCCGCCGAGTGCGGGTATTTTTTTGCCCGGAGAAAGCCATGCCCATCACCACGCAACAACTGCTGCAGATCCTCCCGAACGCCGGCCATGTTGCCGGCGTTTTTGCACCTGTCCTNAACACTGCCATGAACCGTTATCAGATCGTNGGCTCGAAGCGGGTTGCGGCCTTCATCGCCCAGATCGGTCATGAGTCCGGCCAGCTCAAATACGTGAAAGAGATCTGGGGCCCGACCAAAGCCCAGGCCCGCTACGAAGGCCGCGCTGATCTGGGCAACACTCAGCCGGGTGACGGCTCCAAGTATCGCGGCCGTGGCCTGATCCAGATCACGGGCCGCGCCAACTACAACGCGTGCGGCGAAGCGTTGGGCCTGGACCTTATCCGCCAGCCCGAGCTGCTGGAGAAACCGAAGCACGCGTGCATGTCAGCAACGTGGTTTTGGGCGAGCAGAGGGCTCAACACCTTGGCCGATGCTGGCCAGTTCGACAAGATCACGCAACTCATCAACGGTGGCCAAAACGGCGCGGCAGATCGTAAGGCGCTGTATGCCCGGGCGCTCAAGGTGTTGGCGTGAAGCTCGATGCGGTGAAGTGGGGTGGGGTGCTATTGATCATCCTGTTCCTGATGGCTGGCAGTGCTTGGGCCGCATGGGAGTGGCAGGCCAACGCGTACGGGCAGCAACTGGCTGAGAAAAACGCCACACATCAAACCGCACTGACCAACCTGGCCAACGCCAACTCCGTGCTGATCCTTGCCGAGCAGAACAAACGCTTCGCCCTGGAGCAATGGCTGGCAGCCAGCGAGCAATCCCATTACCGAGCCCTGACCGATGCAAAAACCAATCAAGATCGCCTGCGCGATCGCCTTGCTACTGCTGACCTGCGGCTGTCAGTCCTACTCGACGCCACCGCCACAAATGATCGTGACGGAATGCAAGCCACCACCGGCCCCGGCCGCTTGGTTCATGGAGCCGCGAAAGCCCAACTTGACCGAGCGCATGCTCAACGAATTATCGGAATCATCGGCGACGGCGATCAAGGACTGATCGCGCTGCGGGCCTGTCAGGCCTACGCCAAAGAAGTCTCAAGCTCACAGTAAAAAAGTACTGGCAGCAATAGAGGGTATGCCACATATAGAAGGACAAAAAACCGGCATAGGCCGGTTTTTAGTCTTCAAGGTTCAATTTGAATGGAAAAGTCCTTCTTCTCCGACGATTATGGAGCTTCTTGAAGTGTTTTTGACGGGTGAAGGCAGTTTTACCGCATCGAAGGTGTTTTTGACGAGGTCTCTGATCACCTTGCTTCTGTACTCCGTGGTGAGTCTCTTATTTGGTGGGTTCATCGTCATTCTGGGCTGGGTCATTAGCAGTCTCCTGTTGAGCTGGTCTTTTAGCTCTTTCCTTGGTCGCTTTGCCTTTCCTAGCGGATGCTGGAGTATTCACAGCAATCGGAGCATCTTCCTGGACTTCGATATCTGACTTACTATCGGGGGAAAAAGGCACACCTAAAGCGTGCCTGACATCAATGATCATAGCCGAATTGTTAGCTCCGCCTGCCCAAGTGTCAACAAAAGGCTGAAGAGTCTTTGCAACCATTTTCAAATTCGCAGAGGGTTCGTTCACCTCGTTAAACAGACTTTCCCGTGCCTCTTCAAAGTCGATTACGAATCCATGAGACGGATAGCCGGTCGTCAAGAGATTGATTGCATCTGGTTTGAGGTTATTACCTCGGCAGCTTTTAGCCAGCCGTTGCCCGTATTCTACGGCAATGCGCATAGATCGAGTGAACTCTCCATATTTCATGATGTCGAGCTGAGCTGTAATGGGGCTCATCAGCTGCCCCGTCAAATTCGTTGCAACCTCCAGGGCCTGCTTGGTGCTCAAACCGCCTCCGAATCGAACGTTCAAAAACTGTTGCTTGAGCAGCTCCAAAGACTGCGAACTGATTGACTTCAAAGCTTCGATAGGATTTAAGCCCGAAAGTCTTTCACCAAATTCTTCACGATTCAAAATTTGAATGTCCAACGGCCCTAATTGTCCAAGGTCGTCCATGAGAAGCTCGTTTGCTCCCAAGCAGATGAGGGTGCCCGAGCTTTTGCACCATCCATTTATGAATACAGACACTTTTCTATAGCGTTTTTGAAGCAGTCGTGAAATTTGATAGGCTGTATCTGGATCACCGCCTGGCGATGTCAACCATAGGATAACGTGATCTGCACGTTGTTCTTGTGATTCAAAAATACTCATGTAGTGAGCTTCTTGGCCAAAACTGATACCGCCAGCATGGATGATCAGATCACAATCTAAGTTAGACAGCGCGTCTCTCGCCGGGGCAAAATTATCCTCTTGAGGCTTTGGTGCCTCACCGCTGTCTCTTTTTTCTTCAGTACCCAACGAGAGTGTTGTGATGGTTTGGCGATGATGATGCGGCTTGACTTTCAC